CCTGGTTGAAGGTTTCTTCTGTAGCTGCTAGTGAGCGTAGAGAAGCAAGAACTTCTTGGTCGATTTCAGCGGTAATTTCTTGAGCCAAAGCGGCCATGATTTCGGCTTCAACGTCGATACCATGCATACTTTGGGCATCTTGAGCTGCCTCAAATGTCCAGCGAGCTTGTAGCTTCCTGGTTTTTGCTTCTACAGGTTGCTTTAGAATCTGGATGCTGATCTTTGATCCGCCGCCACCTTCTTTAGCTGCCGTAGTGTCTGCGCGACCGGTTGAAGTTGAACCGGAATATGCAGTAGCAATTTTGAATGGGCTAAGAGCCTCATCACCTGCTACAGTGTCTGTGCCTAGGTCGCCACTTGCTGTTGAAGTAACGGCTTCTGCATAACGAACACGTAGAGTGTGAATTTGGCCTACTGGGCCCTGCATTGGTTGAACGCCAACAATTTCGTTGGCAATTACGGTTGGCATTACACGTCGAATAACTGGTAGAATAACACGATTAAGTGTAGCTATGTTACCCGCTGCGCTTGCGCCGGTTGTAGCTGCTTCTGAGAGATACCTTTTAGTATTCTCGAGAACAACTGACATGCTGCTGCGACGATTACCGTCTAAACCCTCAAGTAGGGCGTCCTTAGTTTCGTCCCAACGGCTTTCTAATAGTACGTCTGACATTTTATAGTCTCCTCTAGTACTTTATTTCAAGCCAGCTAACTTGCGGAGTTCGACAATATTACTAGTGTCTGTATCGGCAGGTTGTGGTTGTGTTTCTTCTTTGTCGCCAGTAATTGCTATACGGCTTTCACTAACCATTTGCTTTTCAGCTTGTGGTTTAGGTGCTTTGCCGTCTAGAACAACTGGAAGATAGCGTTCGTAAGCTGCTTGTAGCTTTGGTGTTTGAACACTTTCTAGAAGGTCGCGCATCACTGCGCTTTTTTCTTTATTGAGTGGTTTCATAAGATCTGCCATAATCTCTTTGCGTTCGACAGCTTCATTAATAGATTCAATCTCATGATCTCTATTCTCAATAATATGTGATTTTTCTGCAATTGCTGTTTGTGCTTCGGTTAGCTCTACCTCTTTATCCTCAACTTGTTGTTTGAGATCTTTAATATCTTGATTCTCATTGAGGTGGCTTGCGCTAAACTCACTAGCAAATGCTTCAAAAATCTTACGACCAAAGTTATTATCTTTGGCTGCTTCGATATCTTCACGTAATTGATTAATCTCAGCATTTAGATTGTTAGTCACTGATTCTTTGACTAGTTGTGCGGAATTTTCAATAAACTTATTTTTAAGTTCTTTAAATTGCGAACGTGCTTCTTTAACAAGACGAACCTTTGTTTCAACAACATCATTACGATCTTCTTGGAACTCGGTTATTTCTTTAGAAAGGGTTTCACCAATAAAGGCTTCAACCTTTTTCAAATAATCGTTTTGTAATACACGATCATTTTTAAATTCTTGAATTTCTTCTGCTAATTGAGAAACTAAGAACTTATCAAAGGTACCAGTAGTCTCTTGCATACGGGCTACAAATTTTGCGCGGTCTTCTGCAAGATTCTTCTTTTCCTCTTTCATCTGTTCTAGTTCAGTAGTTAAGTTATCAGTTACCATGCGATCTAAGGCTTCGACCATTACACTTTTATCATGCTCATAGCGTTGAGCGAATTCCTCACGGAGCTCTGCTCTGACCTGTTCCTTCGTTTCGTTGATCTTAGATTCCCATGCTTCTTCAATTTGAGTACGGGTTTCGTCATTGACCAGGTCACTATCTAATAATGGTTTGATAGCATCTAGCATCTTTGTCTCCTAGATCTTTAGGTCCTTAATGAGACGAACTACTTCGTCCTTAAGGTACTTTTGTACTTTAATATCGCCATTTGCTTCTTTAGCGATTGCAAGTACATTGTGCCCATTACGCATATTAAGTAAGCCTTCATATATGGCTTTTGGATATGCATTTGGAGCACTTGGTTGTGCCACAACGTCAACTGTGACAATCTCGAAGTCGGATACGTTACCAGAACCTTCAGAAACGTTTCCGCTTCCTCTACTACTGACACCCAACTTAACCCCACTTTCCAACATAGTCTTAACTAATTGACCCATTGGAGTAGGGAGAATTTTTAATTTTCCATAGCCGTTAGGGCCGTCCATCCACATGTCTTCTACCATGTGGCTAACGCGATCTAAATTAACTTTAAGATCATCTGGGTGATCAACTTCACCAAGGACACTATTGCCTTGTATAATTTGATCATTGAGC